CCAGATTACAATAAATTACCTGAACACGGATTAGATCCTAACTGTCCTAGAACCTCTTTCGATAAAATAGAATTCTTAGACGGTTTAGGCTATATTACCGGAGATATCTACTATGCTAACTGGCCTACTATAACTGGTAAGACTGGTAACCAAAAGATGTTCTTAGATACAACATGGGAAAGACCTTACGAACAGACATGGATGAGCTATATGTTCCAAGAGACAATCAAGGACAACTTAAAACCTGCAGTATTATTGGCGAGTCCTATACACCACAATAGAATAGCTCATTATAAACCAGAGGAAAGACGAGAGAACTAATATTTATTAGAGTATGCCATTCATCCAATTTGAACCATTTACTACGACTTTCGAAGCAGAGTCTACCATCTATCAAAAAGAGGTTAGATGTCAGGTTAGCGAAAACGATTTTAATTATACTCTAAATCCTAGCGCTATAAGATCGGGTACCTCAGGATCTTACATAGACGCGGTAACAGGATCAGAGTTCAGACCTTACGCAACTACTGTGGGTATATACAACGATGCAGACGAATTATTGGTCGTTGGAAAACTATCTACTCCTTACCCAATTCCTCCTAATACGGATATGACCTTCGTTATTCGTTGGGATAGCTAAGATATTTATTAGAAAACAGTTTATGTCAAATTGGTTATACGAAGGGAATCAGCTTACTCAATTAAAAGATTTCCCAGATAACGCTGTAGGATTCGTTTACAAAGTCACAAACAATAAGACCGGCAAATTCTACGTCGGCAAAAAAATCCTTAGAAACGTTCTAACAAAGACCCTAACAAAGAAGGAGATTTCAGAGTGGGTAAAACCAGGCCGTATCCCAAAGAAAAGAAAGGAGATCAAAGAAAGCAATTGGGCCGACTACTACGGTTCGAGTAAGTTGGTCACCGAAGACATTAAACTAGTCGGCAAAGAGGCATTCACTAGAGAGATATTAAGGCTATGCACCACAAAGAAACAAATGAGTTATTGGGAGACCTATTATCAAATGACATTAAGAGTTTTAGAGGTAGAAAGCTATAACGAGAATATAGCAGGCAAATGGTACCGCAGGGACGTTAATCCAATCACACCCGAGCTCGAGGCCAAAGAGTAGTAACAATTACGATAAGATATTAAGACAAAATAAAAGGGATCCCAAATGAGCTCCCTTTCTTATTTACTAACTATGTGATCCTAATACATTAAACCTCTGTGTTCAATTCCATTCATAAACTCTTCTTGATCTGTTAGAGCCAAACTGAATGTGTCCGGAAAAATCCAAGTGTAAGGAATATTTTTGGTCGGTTTCTTTTCACCATGAGAGATTGCGATGTGCTTCCAAAAGAAACAGGTCTTGTCTTCAATATTCAGATACTTCTGTTCAGTCATTGGGTTTAACGGGTGATTCACTAGCAGATCCATCTGATACAACCATTGCTCCGCCTGTTTGTTCTCAGGCGTGAATACTCCGGCTTCGTTAATAGTGTACTTAACTTTACCGTTTAGGTTCTGACCACCGAATATCTGGTGTAATCCATCAAAGTGACCAGTACCACCGAATAAGATAGACTCAGGATCTACCAAGTGTGGATAACTCATTGCGATATATCTTGCAGTGTTCTTACATGGATACAAAGGACTTCTAAAATTTTGATGCTCTTTAAAGTACTTCTCAAGAATCTTTGCAAACTCCATCATTGTGTACTTTCCACGCTTACCATCTTCAACGTCCTGTAAAACGTAAGCCAATTCCTGACCGGCAATTCTAGGTCCGTGTAGTAACCAACTCTTAACGTCTGTACCCTTTGGGTAGTAGATTTGGAATAGATCGTTTCTTGCGTGGCGATTATTAACGAAGTGATCTTTAGTAGATTGTACTCCTTCTTTTGCCAATTTCATGAATGTACCCCAATGTTCGTTACTAAAACTAAACACTAAAGTATAAAACATTCTTAGCGCGTTGTCTGTAACGTTGTCCCTCATGTAGTAACAGTAAGGATGTTCGTGCCAATGCAAGCGATGAGAGAAGATTTGATACTCTGTCTTTAACAAAGAGTCTTTTCTATTATCGAATTTTTGGCAGAACTCAAAGAACTTTTCGATACGCTGATCTAATGACCAATCTCGCATCCAAGAGTCCTTTGGTTTTTTGCCTTTAAATTCTACTTCGCAAGTGTTTGGAAATAAAATTTCACTCATTATTTTGTTAATTTTTTTCTAAATATAGATGTACCGTGTTCTAAGATGTTTTTTTCTTCCTCGTTAGTTATCTTAAAAATCTTCTTAATATAAGCAGGATTTCTTGGAATAACTAAAGATATTTTTTTCTCTGGATTAAAAGATCCTTCTAATACTTTTGTCATGCATTCTTTAGGATCTACTTCTAATACGTAGCCATCGTATTCGTGTGGTACTCTAGAGGGCAGAGATAAAATTAAAAACCTATCACACTTGAATATGTTGTTTATATTCTGCGTGGTTTTACCCTCGTTAATTGCCCAACAATCGAATTTAACGAATGGAGTAATTGCTTTTACTTGTACCGTAGCTCCATCAATTTTCATGTCCCAATAACCGAATTCGTCTGTGTTAATTTCTACTTGGTGTTTTTTTGAATAGTGATTGTACACTATTTTTTCTGCGATATTGCCTGTTGCTTTTATTTTAAAGGCGTCGCGTTGTGTTGTTTTTTTCATTTATAATGTTGTTGTACCCTGTCCTTGTATTGCTCTTCTGTTATAAGAAGTGATTTAAGTACCTTGTCATCGGAAGGGTGTTCTGTAATACCGTTAAAACTTGGGACAAGACCAAGATCTAACATTGCTTTCTGTCGACCGTATGGATGGTCTATAATACTGCTGCTGTTCCATACATGATCGAAATCTAAATGATCGTAGTCTGCTCCGGGTTTTACGTAGTTCTCAATCCATCGAATTGAGTCGCACGTTACGTCCTCTGCGTTGTACGGATAACTGCCAGTGTCGTCGTATATCTTCATCATTACTGAATCCAAAAATACTTCTTCTTGCATTTTAGTAGATTTCTTTGCTAAATAGCTAACGCATTCCTTTGCGTTCGTACCGTAATAAAATGGACTTTCACGGTTAACGAATTCAGGGAACCAATCTGCTATGTCAGCAATAAATGCAGCGTACTGAAATCTGAAAGCTCTAAGGCCTCTGTCTGTATTCCACTTAAACATAAAGTCTCCTACTTCTCTCAAGTCTTTTTTATCGCCATTCTCTAAGAAGCTAGCTACGTCTTCTGCAAGTTGTGGAACGAATTCGCAAAGGAAGTAATCTCCTCCACGTTTGTAATTGCCTTGAGGTTTAGGAAAACTTGGGAACTGATAGCCTACCGATGTGTAGAATGGTTTAGTGGCTCCTTTTATGATGTCTATCAGCTGAGCAATATTGTCAGCTTGATGCATCTCGAACAAGAGCGTGTTGTGATACCCTGAGGGCTTCATCGAGTAGTTAATACCTGAACCTGTTAATCTGTGAAATAAGAACAAATAGATCCACTCCTTTAAACCAAACACGCTGCGCTTGCCTGTCCAATTTTTAGAAACGGTTTCTCTCTGTTTTGTCATATGACCTTGAGTCATTTTATTCCAGTAAGGGTGATCTTCGGAAAAACCATAAAAAACATCGTTAACTATCTGTGAGAATCCTGCGTACTTTCTTTCAACCACGTCGTATAGTTCAACGTGTTTCATTAAGTCATCGGGCACAGAGCTATCTGCATGTTTTATAATTCCTAAGTTACACTCTTCTTGTTGTGTTTTAGCCATTTGGTAATAGCGTAAAAATTCTTCGTAATACGGTGTGGTTGTAATCCACTTTTGGTTTGCTATAATCATATTATTTATTTTCTAGTATTCTTCTTGTTTCCATTCTCTTCCACATAGCTTCGGTGTGTATGTGATAGTATTCAGGATCTGTATCTAACCAATGAGTTTCGTCAACCCACTCGTCTCTACCGAATCCGATGCCTGCAATTTTAATGTGTACAGCGCCTTCTCTATTCAATGCAATGCGTTTTGTTTTTTCTATTGCTTCGTCTTGAGTTCTTGCCATAACACAGCAAACATAATCTTTTAGATTGTTCCAATTCGGTTCGTCCTCTCTATAACTTTTATAGTGAGCGTAATAAACAGTCATAGGTTTTGCTGTGCCTTGTTCTCTAAGCACTCTTTCTTTTTCTGTTCTTGCCCACTCAACATAGAAGTTTAGTACGTGATCTTCTGGTTCTACTTCGTAATCGAAACATTGAAATATTCTCCAAGAATCTAACGCATACTTACCAACTCCTTTAAGTCCAATTAATTTATCTGCTGGTATGTAAATAGGATTTTTATACTGTTCTACTAGTTCTAACCACTGATAAGAGAACTCCTTCCAAGCTTTTAATCTTTTGTTGTAGAATCCCAAAGGCTTAATAAGTTTTATGATCTCTTCGTCGTTGCCTTCTATTAATCTCTGTGCTGTGTTGTATTTGTTAAAGAAGTGTTCTCTAACTTCGTCCACTTGTCTGTGATGTGTTTGATTTAGCATGAAACAGACCATTAGCATTTTCCAAGGGTCGTCTCTGTACTCTTCCTGTCTAGTGAGGTAGGGTGATGTCTGTAATCTCATAACTTTTATTGTAATCAAATATACAAAAAATCTATCAAATCTATTCGTTTAAGTTCCTAGTAACATAGAAAAAGGGGCTGGGGCCCCTACTCTTATAATAATTCGTATGTAACACCGAGTTCTTTTAACTTTAGTTTAGCCTCTTCAAATTCTATTTCTTCTTCGAAACAGAGTGCTCTTTTTGTCTGTCTGAATGCCACTAGTTTTATTTCGTCGCACTCTATTGCTTGTTCGTCCGCCTCTTCCACTATCAAAACTTGCATAACTTACATTTTTTGCTATTAGTAATTTCTCTTAGAAGCAATAGCATCTTTAACGAATTGCAAGATTTCTCTGTAATCGAATCCGTCTGCCATTAAGCTTTCGATACCAGCTTTTATTTGATCTCCACCTAAATAATCGAATCTATCATCGTCGCTCATATCCGTATCGTCATCGTGAGTGATCTTATCGATACCAGTTTTTATAGAACCAAATGGATCTGCATCTTCGTTTTCGATAGATTCCTCCATACGAGAATTAGCATTTTTTAAAATATCTTTAAAGTGAGTTAATATTTCAGGCTTGCTTATGCCATCATCTAATAGATCCATAATGTCTTCTTCAAAAGTGTGATTCCAATCTTGCGCATCTTCTTGAATAGCATCTTCGAATTCACTAGGATCTTTACTAATATCGTCGTTAAAATCGTGATTGATTTGGCGACCAGTTCCATCGTCTTCTTTAATACCTTTATTTACCATATCAGCAG